CCCCCATCCGGGAGAGCCGGGGGCCATGGCTGCCATGTTCCCGCCGTTCGGGTTGAGATGCTGCGACTGAGGCGTCGACTGCCAGCCCGGCGCACCGACGCCCTTGCCCCAGCCGTCCTGGAGGGCTTGCTGCCCGGTGTAGCCGCTACCTAGGAACTGGTTGAGAGCGGCGCTCGGATCTGCCTGCGCCTTGCCGTAGTCGGTCCCGTTCGCGCCTATGCTACCAGGGTTCATCATGCCCAGCGCCCCATCGCGAGCGGTCTGGTAGGCGTTCGTTTCCTGATTGCGCTGCGTCGCCGCAGCTTGGTACTGCGGGTCGCTCTGGTTAGAGATGAATTGCGCACGTCGTGCGGCAGCCGCCGCCGGGTCAGACGGGAGCTGCGAGTATGGGCTACCGGCCTGACCAGCAGCCCATTTGTCGTACACGGAGCCCCAATCGGTATTATCTGCCATTTTCGTGTGCTCCCTTACGAGATTACCACCCAATCGCCCGCTATGGTACCCTCGCTGGCGCGACGGTGAAGTCGGCCGTAATCGTCACCGTCCAATTGCCCGCCGCGTCAACCGCGAACCCGACGGTCGCGACGCGCCCGCGCGTGGCCGCCCGGGCCAATTGCTCGAGCAGCTTCAACGGAGAGCGGCCCGCAGCTCTCGGGACGGGGATCGTGATCGATGTGACGCTCATGCGATGAAGTTCACGATGAGGAGGCCCTTTGTGCCGGCGCCACCATTGGTCGCCGCGCCAGCTGCGAGCGAGGCCGAGCCAGAGCCGCCGGATGCGTACCCGGTCGCAACGCTGCCATTGCTCTGCACGTTGGGGCCCTGGCCACCGACGCCGACTGGGGATGCGCTGCCGCCGTCGCCACCGACGCCCACGTTCGCGTTGAATCGAAGTCCCGAGCGACCGGGCTCGCCCGGGCTCAGGAGGTCACCGCCGGTGCCCGCCACTCCGAGGCCGCCGAGAACGACCGCTGCGGCCACGCCGACAGCAAGCGTCCCGCCGCCGAGACCGCCCTTCGCGGTCATCGTCAGGGCGCCGGTCGTCAGCACCAGGTCGCCACCCGTCGCCCCGGCGGCGCCGCCTACGCCGCCGGTCCCGGCCGCGCCGATGGTGAGCGTTGCGCCAACGTCGAGCCCCGCGGGCAGGTAGGCCGAGAAGTATCCGCCCGCCGCCCCGCCGCCGCCGACGGAGGTCGAGATCAGGCCTGCCGCGCCGCCGCCACCGCCACCGCTACCCCATCCCTGCACGATGCAGGGAAATCCTGCAAGGCTGCCGGCGACTCCCGTGAAGTTGCCGGTGAAGATCTGCTGTTGCTGCGTCTGCACGACGCCCGTGAATTGCTTCACGTCGATGCACAGGGGGCGCGGGTCGACGTAGAGGTCGTCAGCGTTGAGGGCGTATCCGACGACCGTGCAGACCGACCAGTCAGTTGGCTGCGTCGGGGACAGGCCTGTCGGACCCAGGTACCAGGGTTGTCCGAGGGACGTAAACCCCGGCCTTCCCGTCAGCGCTCCTGGGCAGATCCCGCGCAAGGTCACGACCGAGGCCGGGAAGTCCGGGTTCGTCTGGAACGAAAAGTTGTCCGACGGCATCACCGCGATTGCGAGAGACGCCTTCGGGGACGACGTGTCGCAATTATCGACGGGGATTTGTGCACCGATGGTTATATCAAGGTCAAACGGAAACACCGTCCCGGGTGCGACGTATGGAGATACGGTAGGCTCTGAGGCCACCCTAGTTTGAACGGACTCGATGCAACCGCCGTAAATTGGCATGTCTGTCTCTCCTTAGCGTTACCAGCAAACAACCTCGACCATACCGGAACCTCCGGCACCGCCCGAACCGCCTAGTCCACCGCCAAAATTGGATGCGCCGCCGCCTCCGCCGCCTCCGCCAGGGAATCCCCCGGTTGCCCCGTTCCCTCCAGAGCCAGTGCTCTGCGAGGCCCCGCCGCCGCCGCCGACGCCGGTGTTTTTGGGCGATGCTGGCGGGTTGATGGCGTTGGGGGCGCCGACGGTTCCCTTGGCGCCACCTGTCTGTCCGCCGACCGAGCCTCCTACCGCGCCGGAGTTGGCGGCCCCGGTGGCATCAAAACCGCCCCCGGCCCCGCCGCCGCCGCAATTGAGATTGCTCAAACCCCCCGCGCCTGACGAAGCGCCAGTGCAGCCGCCTCCAGATCCGGGCATTGTCTCCTTACCTGTGCCCGGCCCGGTGGTTCCAATGGCATTCAACCCCGAGGCGCCTGGCCCCCCAATAGCGGGGCCGTTGCCGGCGTTCCCATTGGAGATGAGGTCGGCGCCGGCTCCACTTCCGGATGGCTGACCTACGCTGCCTCCACCGCCGCCGCCGCCGCCCTGGCCGCGAAGCAGAACATTGCTGGACACGCGAAAGTTGGAACTCGTGCCCGTCAGGCCATTGGCTCCAGCTCCCGCGCCGCCTGCCGTCGCAACTGTCGCCGCGGAGACGGTCACGGTCGCAGTGGCCGGCATCACCGAGAAGTCGACGATTTCGACGAAGCGAGCTCCAGCGCCGCCGCCAGCGCCGCCAGATGCTACGGTCGTCGCCGGCACGCCGCCGGGTCCGGCACCGCCAGATCCACCAGAGCCAACGCACACGATTCGCGCCTGAGTGTAGTTTCCCACGGGCCGCGTCCACGTGAACGTGCCTGGCGTCGTGAACAGCTGACGATCGGTTGCGACGAGGCCCGGTGCGCTGACGATCGGGTCTGACGCGGTGCCGGTGATCGTGATATTGGTACCGCCGGCGACAGAGGTCACGCGTTCGCGGAGGGCCGCGAGGACCTCCTTGTGTGACATGTTCTCCGTGATCGGGCGACTCATGCGGCGGCCTCTAGATCAGTCACGTCGTCCGCCAATTTGGCAATAGACAGGTCGTCGGTCCCCGAATAGCGCACCCAGTAGCGGCGGCGACGGAAGATGCCCCCGAAGCGCAGATCGATGGACGAGAGGGTGTCGTATGGCTGGCCCAGGCCGATTACCTTGAAGTCCCCGAAGCCCAGGTTGTCGTCCTCCACGGCCACTTCGAGCTGACTTGACGTCGCGGCCAAGGGGGTCGTTCCGCGATGCAGGACCACCCGAACTCGCGCCGAGCGCTTGCGGTTGTCGGTACCGAAGTCCTGCCAGCCAGTGACGATCTCGCCGAGGATGGTCCCGCCGAGGTCTTGTCGGTTCGCGGTGTCGAGCTTGTACACGCCGGCTGACCCGGCGGCCCCAACGAGGTTCGCATTCTGGCTGTCCCAGAAGGCGTGCGTGGCGACCGGCCATGCGGTGTTGGCCGAGACGCCGTCATACAAGGCCCGCTCGGTCCACTTCTTCGCGGTGTAGTCGAAGGCCCAGGCACGCCCGGCGGTCGGGAAGACCCAGACGAGGCAACCGTTGCGGTCGGTGTCCTCGCGATACCCGAAACTATCGCTCACGGTCCCGAGGTCGCGCAGGTCGCGCTGGATGGCCTCCCCAACGGGCTCGAACGACCGGCCGTCCGACTGGATGAAGCGGCGCTTGTTGTCGAGCCAGAAGTAGTTGTTGTCGAACCGTACGATGCTGCCCTCGGCGCTGCACCCGACGTTGAGGGTCGAAATGCGCTGAAACGGCGTCAACGGGTCAGTCGAGATGCCGTGAATCTCCAGCGTCGACGTCCCGAAGAGAGCCAGTTCGGCCGTGTTCTCCGTGATAGCGACGAGGCCGTCAGGGCGGGCCTCGGCGGTGATGAAGTTCAGCGCCGGCCAGGACGAGTCGACGCCTTCGCCGAGGTCGCTATAGCGGTAGCGGCCGGGGTTCGACAGGTCGAGAGCGACGAGCCTCTGGCCGAGGTTGGCGATGTGGGTCGTGTTCGGCGACGATCCACCGAGACGCGCAGTCAGTCCGACGCCGGTCCATTTCTGGATCGCCAGCCCACCGGCGATGTAGAGGAAGCTAGCTGACTCGGCGAAGACCGGGCGACCGATTCCGGCAAGCTTGGTGGCGGCCGTGGCGTCGCTAAGAGATTGCCATACGGTCGGCGTCAGGTCCGGTAAGGCGTAGATCAGACGGTCGGAGTCAACGCCAATGATCCAGGTCTTCCAGCGGTATAGGCCGATGAGCGGCGCCGTGCCAAGCCCAGTAGTTGAGTACGAGACGAGAGCTGGCCTGATGCGCTGGACTCCCGCTACGTCAGGAAGGAAGTTGACGAGCTTCGACGTAGCAGCGCTCATCGGATCGGCAGTTGAGACAAGGCCGGCTGATATATCGACGGCGCTTATCATGACTAGATGGCGACAACTCCCGATCTGCAAACCTCTCGCGTTACGGTGCTGATCGGGTCGTACTCAAACGTCATGATAATCATATTTCCGGTCGCAGGGTTCGGGACCGCGCCGCCCGCGAGTTTATATTGCGCGGCGAACGCCCAGGTGACTCCCGCTCCTGAGGTGTTGATGCAGTAGAGCCTCCATGTCAGCCCGTTTCCCGTGGCGGCGATGGCGTTGACGGTGATCGTGATTCCAGCCGCCGTTCCGTTGGCTCGTATCGAGCTGGCCTGTAGCGGCAGCGGCGTAAAGTTGCCATTTACCGCGAATGTGTACCCAACTGGGGCAGTGGTTGCAGTGCGGGAGTCTAGAATGTCAGGAGTGATCGAGTTTCCCGAACCGTAGTCCACTTCTTGCACGGTAGCGGCGATCGACACGCCGTGACCGGCTCCACCTCCGCCGGAGTAGACGTTTCCTGTTCCAAGCTGGATTAGAGTCCCGGATGTTGACGTCAGCGCATGCCCTGTTGCTGCGCTAAACGTCGAGTTCGTCGACCGAAAGCTCGCACTTGATACCAGTGCGCCAGTATATCCTGCGAAGATCGAATTGGAGGCACGCAGGTCAGCGCCGGAGAACCCAGCGGCAGCGGCATTTGCAAAGTCTCCGGAAAGCTGAGAGCTATTCACGAACGCCACGCCAGCGCTCTTCAGTGCTACGCGGAAGGTGCCGTTTGAATTTACCCTGTCGACGTACAGTGTGTTGGAGCCGATTACCTCGATGGCGTTGCCGGTTGACGACGTCGCGTGCTGTACCACCAGGTCGGACACTATGTTTGTCGACAATCCGGACGGCCCACGGAATGTGATCCCATTTGCCGTGGCGTTGGTCTGTTTGATTATCGTGACCGTTCCTGCGCCGATGATAGCGACGTCAGATGCAGACACCGACAGCTCGGCCGAGGTCAGGAATGTGCCACCTGGTATGACGACGACGCCGCCACCAAGGGACTGCACGTACGTGATCGTCGCCTGCATGGCGGCCGTGTCGTCAGTGACTCCGTTGCCGACCGCGCCGAAGGACTTCACGCTGATACCGAGATCGGCGATGACGGACGTCATGTTACGCTCGGTCGCGTTCGATGCCTGCTTGAACTTCCAGAGCCCAGCCGACCCGCCGAACGCAGTGGACCACGCATCAAGCACGGTCTGAAGGCGTGTCTCGGTCCCGCCGTTGATGGCGGCCGACTGAATGTAATCAGACTCGGCGCGTGTCGTGTTGACGTTGCCATCAAACAACGTGTTCGTGTCGGTCGCGTCCTTGATAATGAGTCGCGTAGGCTGCTGCGTGTAGGCGGTCCCGGTTCCACCAGCAGACAGGATGAGCGGCGGCGTGATAGCGCCAGCGGCTTGCGTATCGGCGTAGACCGTGACGGGAGTGAGCGTGGCGGGCTGATAGAACCGGCACTTCGCCGAGGCCGCGGGCGTGCCGTCGGTGTTCGCGAAGCCAGCAGCGAGCATCTGAATCAACGAGACTGTCGCGCTCACCCGGCACCTCCCGAACTAGAAAATGAGCCCCACGGCACGAGCGATAGATTTCCACGCTCGCCGTCATTGTTAACCAAGTCCGCGAGGGCCTGGTCATACATCGGCTTGAACATGCTGATGAGCCCCGTCTGCGCGAACTTGGGCGCCAGTTCGACGGTCAATCCATAGATGAGGCACTGGTTCCACTCACTCGGAAAATCGGGCGTGTTCGCCCCAGTCACGAAGTCCGCGGCGCGGGTGTACGCCACGTACTCCAGCGAGTCGCCGGTCTGGTCAGGCACGGGCCACAGCTTGAGCGTGGAGCCACCGAGCGTCTGCTCGAAGAAGAACTGCCGCGCCGGTCCAGCACTCGTGCGCGTGGCTAGCGTCATGTAGTCCATGCGGCTCATGACGACGACCTGCATGCCGGCCGTCTCGCCGTTGCGGGTGTACCTGGCCGGGTCATCGACCAACAGGACGTCAGACGCGAGCGCGACCGTGTCGACCCCCGCGGCCATGGTGGCGGTGCGGCGGACGGTACGCCAGAGGCGCTTGCCCGTGATGTCGATGTTCTTGACGAGGCGGTTCAGGGCCTTGGCGGCGGCTTCGAAGAGTGGCGAGTTCGTGTTGTTGCGCGAGCCGCCAGGCTCCAGTGCGCCAACGTTCTCAAGTGCGCTGGAAATGATATCATCTCGCGAGTCAGCGAACGAGGTAGTCGCGGCGATGGTCATGCGTTCACCACTCCCGACAGTTTCGTCGTATCGACGTACGGCATGTCAGCGAAGTTTTTCGCCACCCCGACGACTGTCAGTGTGCTGCCGAACGACGTTGTCACGGTGCACAGGGCTGCCGGCGGGAGGGAGGCCAGTACGCCAGATGGGATGGACAGGATCGCCGCGGTATTGCCGGAGCCGTATATGGTTGCCAACTGATTGAATCGCACGGCTTTCCCAAGTGCAGCCTCGTCAGAAACAACCAGCGCCGTGGCCGTGCAGTCAAAAATGGCCAAGTGACTGTCCGTACCGAACGCAGTAAATCCCGCCATCGCCGATATGACGATATTTGAGTTCTGCATGTCGAATTCAGAATGTGACACAGAGAATGAGGCCCTACCGGATACCCCAAGGGAAGCATTAAGGGCTCCGCAAAACGCGGTGCTATAGTCGGCGCCAAATAAAAACCCCGATCCAAACAGCACCGACCCGAACGCGACCAGCACTCCTGGCCTAGCGTCTGCCTTAAATGTCGTCAATGACGACCTGATCAACGATGTTGATGCGCCGAAGAGTACCAAGGTCCTAGTCACACTGGCGGTCGTTATCGCGACATCTGATACTATCGCACCGGCCATATCTTCTCTGAATGGCCAACATGGAAGCGCGGATAGGTCAACTACGTTAACAGTCTCGCCATTCACAAACGCCTGTTCTGTTCCAACACTACCTGTCGCGGCCACTGGATTGCACGGCGCAGTCAGCCTGGCTGTCTTGCTGCCATTGTCCTTTAGTGCCCATGCGCACCTTAGTCCATCACCGCTGACGACGAGCTTGCCTACGTACCCGGACGCCGTCCATGAGACCGGTAGCGTAGATATCGCCAATGTCGGACCGGTGTTGGCAGCGGCATTTTCTGCTGTATAGGTCGTCCCAGCTGACGTAAACACTGTGGTTCTGGTGCCTACCCACTGCGGCGTAAGGGAGGCCTCAGATGACCTGGCGTTCTTCAGCGGGAGCCCTACGGTGATGTTGGATAGTTGATGACACGTCCACCCGGACGGAAGCGACAGACATCCTGACAGTCGACAGTCAAGCTCTGCCATCGTCTTTATCGGAACGAGATCTGCTTCTGCCTGGGTCGACCCCCAGCCTCTGGACTCGTCGCTGCCGGAGGTTTCGCTGATAGCCCAGAACTTCGCCGCGAGGTACATCTGGTTAGGAATCCCCATCCGATGCCACTGGCCCTGTCCATCCAGTGACGCGACGACCTGGTTGGCGACGACGGTAGCCGTCCCGCCGCGCTGGAACCGGAAGAAGTCGCCCACTGTCTCGACGAAGACCGTCTGGACTGTGGTCGCGGACGCCTGGAAGAAGACCGTCTGGACGGCCTGCATGGCGGCGATGTTGGATACGCTTACGCTCATGGGAAACCGAAGTCGTCGTCAGTCGGGACGGCAGGGCCGTCAAACTGCGAAGGCATGCCGACCGACACGTCAGGCTCGGGAACGCGCTGGCGGTAGGCCGAGATTTGCTGGTCGTACTCGAAGGCGGACATTTCCATGCAGGCGTCCGTACAGCGATAGAGCCGGTCGGGGCAGTAGACGAGTTGCGTCGGGAACAGGCGCCGACGTCCACAGACGGAACAAGCCGCCAGAACTTCGCCGTTGACGAATTCTGACGGCCTGTTCATGGGTCTCCCTTACTGGGTTAGCCAGACTGCGGAGTGATATCGATCATAGCCTTGCCGATGACGCCGCCGCGGGTGGAGCCGAACGCCAGGTTGCCTGGGGTGGCGAAGGCGGTAGCACCGCCCGTGGCCGCCTGGATGATGCAGGCGCAGAAGTTGACCGCACCGGTCGTGCTGGCGCTGGCGATGGCCGCTACGGTAGATACCGCCTTCTTGTTGTCGAAGGTGCAGTCTTCAATCCAGACGTTCGTCGGCGCGTTCGCCAGGTTGATGACGCCGTTGGTGGTCGAGTTGACCGCCGTCAGGAACCGGCATCCGTACATGGTGAACTTGTCGACGGCCGCAGTGGTCGTCAGGATGTCAGTCGGGTTGGTCGCGAAGGTCTCGGAGATGACCTCTACACCCAGAAGGGTGTACTTGGTCGCCCCAGACGCCACCGTGATGCCCGTGGTGGTGAGCTGCGTGGCGCTGGTGGCCGGCTTGATTTCCACGCCGTCGAGGCCGCAGTCAGCCGCCGAGACGGTCAGGGCCGCCGTGACGACCGTGGCCGCCGTGGACGAGAAGTTGAACACGCAGTTGCGAATCCAGCATCCAGCGATGTTCTGCAAGAGCGCCGAGGCCGCCGCGGTCCAGTTGAACAGCGGGCGCTGTGCTCCGACGCTAAGGCCGATGATGTTCAGCCCAGTGGCCGAGGTGCCCGTTAGAGCGCTGATGCTCGTCGAGGCGGTGATGCTTTCGACGTGACCCGGGAGGATGCTGATCGTCGCGCCGGGCTTGTTGTTGACCTTCGCCAACGCCCCGGACGTACCGAACAGGGCGGACAGCGGATAGGCCGGGGTTGAGCCGTCGCCGGCCGGCAGACCGGAACGGTTGCCGACCCACAGGGTAGGCCCGCCGCCCCACGACTGAGCGGCGTAGGCCGCTGGAGACACAACCCACCCGAACGAGCTAACCCCGTTCGGAAAGTTGGTGACTTTACCTGGTACTCCCATGGTGGCTCCTTACGTGGCGTTGGAAGCGTAGACGCAGCGCCAGTTTTCGGCGCCCCACATGGCACGGAAGAAGCAGATGAAGATCGCCTGCATCGTCAGAGCCACGTTGTCGCGCTCGAAAGTGGGCTTTTCGCGCCAGTTCCAGTAAAACCCGTTGTCGGCATCGGTCTTGACGTACCAGCGGGTGGTATTGGTCAGGTAGTCGAACACGATCCGCTTCATCCCCTGAATGACCGAGGGGTCGTTGTTGGCCGACCCAATGGTCTTCTCGGAGCGGCTGAGCTTCTCGCTAAGCACGTCGAGGGACGAGGGGACGATCATGGCGGCCGGCATCACAGGGGCCAGCATGCCGTCGGGACCGACCGTGGTCCGAAGGGCGGTGCGGATGTCCTCCAGCGACGTCTCGGCAAGAGCCGCCGGGACCGCCAGGGTGTTCGCCGCCGTCACGCCGTAGGGCGTGAGGTGGGAAGCGCTGCAAAGCTCGACGCCATCAGCGGTGACCGGGTAGGCCGAGTTGTGGGAGCGGTCGAGGAACTGCGCGAACAGGTACTCGGGGGTCTTCTTGGCGGCACGACCGAGGGCCGAGGACGGGGTCTTGAGCTTGTCGATCTTTACGTCAGAGACAGCCTCCCGGCTGACCTCCATGGCCCCCGCGTAGGTCGCGACCTGGACGCGCTTCGGGATGCCGAGCTGCGTGGTCCGCACCTGCATGGGCGAGTTCTCGATCTTCTGGGCGAGCTGCATCGGGCCGGCCCACTCGCTGAATTCGCGGATGGGGACGTCGACTGTGCTGACATCGGCGATCTTGCTGAACTGCTCCTCGCCCTTGCCCAGGCCGCTGTTGAACCACTCGCGGGCGACTGGCTCGATGGCGGCGTACCATTTTGCGATGTTTTCCATGGATTACACTCCCAGCGAGGCGGAAAGGGCCGGCTCGTCGGCCGTGCAGTTGGCGTAACAGATGACCGAGGCGTGAGCCGCATCGACGTCTACGAGGGGATCTCCGATGATGAACTGCTCGACGCGGAACGGGATGGTCGCCGTGACCGCGCGTCCGGTGGCCGTCAACTCGAACCCAGAGAGGCCCGTGGTCAATGACCCGGCGGTCAGCGTGACCGCGTAGTTCAGGTTGAGATCGGTCAACGCGATGGCCGCATCCACCGAGGCCCGGAACGACGTGTTCACGAGGTTGTCGACGAGATAGACGTACGAGGCGTTGTCGGGGGCCACGCCGGTCGACGTATAAAGCGTCGCGGCGGGAAGGAACTTGGCCTCTCGGCGGGTGCCGGCCGCATCGGTGTAGACGCAGCCGTTAGCCGATCCCTGCGAAAGGGTCGTCCCCGTGGCCTGGACCGTGTAATCGCCCGTGGCGACCCGGATTACCGTGTCGTACAGGAAGATCGCGGTGGTGTTGTTGGTCAAAACCCGGCCACGCCGGTACGTGATGCTTCCCCCGCCTTTGACGGCGTAGGGCTGGATCCCCTTTACTGCGGTGTTCGCCATCGTTACTTTCCTCCGGTCAGATTGGCAGAGTTGATCGTCGCGTCACCCGCTCCGCTCTCCCCGTTGCCGTGATACACCTGGACTCCGTATCGAATGTTGCCTGGCGCGATGCCGCGCTCGTTGGTCGAGAGCGCCTTGGACGTCATCTCTGTCATCCGCTCGTCCATGAGGCGCGCGCGGTTCGCGTTGGCCTTGGGGGTGCGAATGAGGGTCAGCGACCCGTGCGTGACCTTGGTGTCGATGCCCTTGGTGTCGTCCTGGCGCTTCTGGCCTTGAACGACCTCGCCCTTGCGGACGATCTCCCATGGGTCAAGCGTGATGAAGCCGGCGACCGGGTTACCGATCTCGCGGGGCTTCAGGTACCGCTCTACGAACTGCGGATGGTCTTCGCGCAGTGAGACGTACTGGTACGAGAAATTTGGGTCTTGCTCGGAAAGCTCGTGGGCCTTCGACTTAGCATAGACGTTGAGACCTTCGGGAGAGTCGTTGCGCTCGGCGACGATGGGAGCTGCCATGAAGTGACCTGGCCCCTGTTTTCACGCCGTCCGCTGGGGTGCGAATGGGGCGGATTTTTGGGTCTGGCCACTTCACGGGTTTCCGCGAAGGATTGGTGCCGGTACGAACTAAAGTGGACTACAGCTTACAGATAAAGTCAAGCGTGTTAGCGAATGACCCGATCTGGGTGGCTCTGGGCGATGAGATTCGCCATCTTTTCTTCGGAAAATCCCGCCCGTTTCGCGACGATGCGCTCCTCGGTCGTCAAGGCCACCTTCGCCTCGCTGCTTCCACCGCCGCCGCCTCCGTTCGAGGAGCGAGTGGGGACGCCCGAGAGCGCGCCGGCCGATCCCTGCGAGAAGGACGCCCTGCCGACGGGCTTGCCGCCCGACAGAACCGCGCGTACTTCGTCGAAGACCTGCCTGACGCGCTCGGCGCCAGGGGCGAACCCGCGCGCATCCAGCTCGACGTTTTTCGACGCCAGAAGCTCCATGGCCCGCGGGTGAGATGCCACGTCCGGGTAGGCCGCGAAGTAGGTCATCAGGGCGGGCGGGATCTGGTTCTGCTGCTGGGGCGCCGGCTGCTGCTGTTGCTGCATCCGCTGGAGCGCGGGAGCGATACGGCGCATGGCGTCCGCCACGGAGGCCTCGCGGGTGAGCCGCTGGTAGCCCGTGAAGTCCTTGCGGTCGATGGCCTCCTGGGCACGGCGCTCCAGGTCTTCTGGGTCGGGAAGCTGAGGGGGCGGGGCGTACTGCTGCTGAGGTGGCGCATACTGGCGCTGAGAAAGCGCCTGAATGTGACCGGTCAACTCGCCCACTTGCCGGTCGCGTTCCGACATTCCCTGGGTGAGCTTCGTAACCATATCCGCAAGGCTGCTGACCTTGTTGGTGTACTCCTCCTCGATGCGCGCCCGACGCGACTTCGGCGGCGTGAGGGTAACTTGCTTGTCAGGCTCGGGCGGCGGGGGAATTGCGGGAGTTTCTGGCTCCCTGGCCTCGGGCTCGACGGCAGCTTGAGTCTCCGGTTCTTCTGTGGTCTGGCCGTCAAGAAGCATGGGTCACTCCGTTCGTGGTCAAGGTTGGCGAGGGGCCAGGACCGTGCTGGAAGAAGTGCTGAGTTTTCCCGTCCATGGTCGCGCCGAGGATGGCAGTCTGTTCGCGGTTGCGGATGCGCTCGGCCTTGCTCACGTTCGCGACGATGTCCCCTACGTTCATGATGAGGATGGGCTCCTGGACCCGAAGCGCGCCGCACTCGTCACAGTGGTAGCCCTGACGACGAAACCCGTTGAGTGACGGCTCGTAACTCCAGGCGGGATGCGCGCAGTCGGCCTTGGAGCCGACCTTCACGATATGGTCCCACTCCTCCCAGACTCCAGCAAACTGCCCGTACCAGATGGTGTCGCCGACGCGGCCGCCATTGTCGTAGAGGACGTCACGGGCCTTGAGGCCGGCGTCCAGAATCTTCCCTACGAACGCCTGGCGCTGAGCGATTTCTGGAATCACCAGGCGACCGTCGGTCTCGGTCCTTGGTTGCTCCGGCTGCACCATGATCCGGTCGGCCTCGGGCGTGCTGGGAACTTCGTCGAACTTGAGCATCATCATTCCTTTCGGCTGGGACGGTAAGCTGGGTCACGGAATTCTTCGTCGATGATCTCTGAAACGGCATAGGGGGTGGAGAGGGCCTTAAGGATATGGTCGAAAGCGACCACCGAGCCGGCTTGGATGGCAGTCTGGGCGTGGTTACCGCGGATGGTCTCCATGACCATCAGTTCGCGGGTGCGCTCGCGCTCCCAGGACATCCACTCCATGACGGTCTGGATCTCCTTAGAGGCCCTAAACTCGTTGATCTGTTCTGGGCTCATGGTCAGAAACGCAGGCTTCGTCATTGGGGCATCCCCTGTGGCGGCATCTGCGGCCCTTGGCTGTGGTGCATGGCGCTGAGAAGCTGCTGGAACTGGGCCTGCTCCTGCTGCTGACGCTGGCCTTCCTTCTCGATGGAGGCGGCCGTGTGAAAGCGGATGTGGCGCTCCAGCATGTCGCGGCCCGGCTTGTCGAGAACGGAGCCGGCCGGACCCTGAAGGACCTGCTGATGACCGGCGATGTGCGCGTGGTCGTCGTCGCTCGGATGGACCGGCCGATCCTGGCCACGCAGGAATCCCGCGTTTTCGGCCCAATATGGCGCTGGTGGGGGAGGCGGAGGCGGCTGAGGCGGCCCGGGAGGAGGCGGGGGCGGAAGCAACCGGACAATCTTCTCGGCGCCGTGGGCGCGCAGGACGTCCTCGGTCACTGCCCGCATGATGCCGTCGCGAATGGGCGGCGGCTGGTTCATGAGGTACGGGTTATTGACGATGGCCTGGAAGATCTGCATCGTCTCGCCGAGGCGCTGGGTTTTCGTGCGTGGGTCGGCGGCCGGCATGATGCGCGTGCCCGGCGTGAACATGTCCTTGCCGGCACGAAGCTGCTGGGCCTGCTCGTCGGGGCCGATGACCTCGATGACCTCGTCATCCGTGAGGAAGACGCCCCAGATGCGCCAGATCTTGTCCAGCTCGTGGCGGAAGGCTTCCTTGATACGCCGCGCGAGCACGGTGAGCTGCATCGTCACCTGCTCGGACAGAACCTCGACCTCCTTGGCGGTGCGGTTCGCGCCAGAGGTCTGGCCCGTCATAATGTCCGACGAGGCGACCAGCTTGTCCGCCGAGTCCATGAGCATCTGGACGAGGCGCATAGTAGACGGGTCAGCGGGCGGGAACTCCGGGAAATACATCCCGTCCTTGATGGAGCCCATCGGGGCATCCACCTCGATCAGTTCGCCCGGCTGAACGTTCACCGTCCCGCGCTGCCCCTTGAGTTGCGCCGAGATGAACCCCGGCATCGCGTTCCGAAGCGTGCCGCCGTCGATGTGCTGATTGATGAGCGTATTGACGGCCTTGTTCAGGCCCGACAGGAAGTCGCCAAAGCCGAGGCCGTAAAAGCCTTCGCTCGGGAACGCGCGGTAGTGCGTGAAGAAGCACAACTCTCGCTGACGCTGAGGCGCGGGCGCCTCTGGCATCCCCTGGTCATCAACCTTCAGACCATCTGGAGGGGCGGGAGGAGTGGGAGCCTGCGCCATCTCGGGAGGGAGCGGGAGACCTTGCGCCGTGATGGCTTCGGAGGCGGTCTGATGGGCCTGCGCTTCGTTGACGAAGCTCTCCAGCCGCGACAGATGCGCTTCGAACATCTGCGTCTCTTTGGTATAGCGCTGGAAATCATCGGGGTCGGGCTCCTCGCGAACCACGAACCTGAGAAGCGTCCGCGACTGCTCGTCGATCGTGACGATGGCCGGATGGGCCTTGCCGTCGAAGAGAGGATTCTCGTCGGGGCGATTTGGCAGCCGCCACATGCGGTACTGCTCCAGCACCATCCTAGTCTTGTCCTCGGTGGTCGTGTCCTCGGTGGAGCTGGACGACCCGTCGATCTTCTGCAACTGCTTCGCGAAATCGGTCTCGTCCTTGCGATCGGGGTCGGTCAGCTTGACCTTGTCGGTGTTCGAGAAGACGCCCTTGTCGCCGTAGGACTCGATGTCGTAGAACGTGAGGTGCTGGACCAGCGTGTAGCGCGGGACGTCGCGCATCGATGGGTCTTGCGACCGCTGGCCGTGAGCGACCACGAAGTCCTCGATAGGAATCCAGTCGGATGCCACACGCCCCTCGGCGCTGTTCCAATAGGTGCGCCTGAACGCCGAGCCGTAGCAGCAGGTCTGGTGGAGCGTGTCGTCGATGCCCTGCGACATCTCGGGCATCTTGTGGCGCAGGTAGGCGTTGCCGAACGCCTCGGCCATGTTAGCGCGAGGCAGGTCGACGAGGTTCGTCGCTACCGCGTACATGATCTTACCGTCCGAGGGCCAGATCATGTCGAAGAGACGCCCCTGAATCTGGAGCATCGGGTACGTCAGGATGGGCAGGTTCACGTTGGCCGAATTCCGAAATGGGAACGCCTTCGCCTTCATGACCGAGGCGTAGAGCCCCTGGTACTCCTTAAGGCGCATCATGCGAGGCTTGCGGCTGTCGACGTCGGCGTCGAAGTCGCGGATGCATGCATCGACGACCTTGCGCTGCGCCTCCTCATCGAGCAGTGCCACGAGGTTCACGTCCTCGGCGGCGCCCGTGAGCGGGCGTGACTGCGCGGACGACTCCGCAGCGGGCTTCGGCGAGAGCGCGACGTCCTTCGGTCCCTCGGCTTGCGTGGCCAGGTCGGTGATTGTCGGATCCATCTAGTCTCCGTATCCTGTCGACTGGGTGTAGTCCGACATCTCGTCTGCATCCTTGCGCTTGCGGGCCATCTCCAGCCAGCGCTCTACGTCTGCGTCGCCTTTGTTCTGCTTCTTGCGCGGGTCATTCACGGGCCAGTCCATGAGCAGATAGCGTCCAGCATCAAAGGCGTGGGCGTCGTGTGACGTATCTACTTCGTTCGGGTCGTGAGCATCTGCCATGAGGCGTGGGATTGTAGCCGCTAAATGCGGACAGCGGTCGCCGAAAATATAGACAGATGGCTTACCATTTGGCTTGAGCAAAAGACGCTCTAGCCACTGCTCGATGGACGCGGCCTTGTCCTTATTCGCTGGAAAGATACGCCAGCCGCACCACTGAATGCCGGCAGCTGGCGTAGATGGCCCGGCCCCGTCGGACCCAGTGGCGGCCATGGCCTGCCTGTCGATGAGGCCGTACATGTCCTTCACGCCCCAGCGCTTCTCACTGCTCCACTTCTGGGCCTCCAGCTTCTTCAGCATCGCCTCGCCGTAGGTGCGCCCGGTGATGCCGGGCCGGTAGAGCTCGTCGATGAAATAGATGTTGCCGTCGTTGTCCCGCGCTGCCCACAACGTGCAGGAGGGAGCCGAGGTTCCCCAGTCGAGACCAAACTTGACCGGCCATGAGCCTGGAATCGGGAAGGAGTGGATAACGTGGACGGCCCGCTTCCACACGTGCGCGAAGTACGCGCCGACAACCACGTCCCAGTCGCCTTCCAAGTACATCCGGCGCAAGTGCTCCGGGAGGCTCATGAGCGTCGCTTCGTACGCGCCATCTTCCGCGAGATACTTGTTGTCGTAGAGCGTCGCAGGGACGAAGGCCTTCGTCGTCTCACGGACCTTGCCGCCGCGCAGCTTCACTTGCGATTTGATAATTGTGTTATGTGGCTTACATCCGTTTACGAAGTAGTCCTTCACCCACTGCGCGTGAGGGCCGCCTGGATTCGCGGTGCAGCGGACGAAGAGCAGCTTCCGCATGTCGGGGTCTTTCGAGCGGACCTGCATGCGAAGGAATAGGTAGACGTGCTCGGGAATCTCCTCGACCTGATCGAAGCCCAGCCCGGAAATTTCCTGCCCGTTGTACCCCTTGTGGTCGTCCGGGCCGTCGAGGTGCGCGAACTCCACGCGATACCCGCTCTCGAACGTCCACCAGTTCTTTTGCTGCGTGGGGCGCTGGACGCCTGGGTCGATGCTCGGGTAAATCTCCTCGGCGCGCTGGATGATGTCCTGGAGGTTCTTCAAGTTGCGGCGGAAGATGATGTATCGCCCGCGCTGCTTGCGCCCTGTCTTGAGCCACTTCTCGTGGCACAGCATGATCTGCCAGATGCAGGCAATGACGAGAAGGTCAGTGTTGTGGGTCGGAATCATCTGTTCGCCGACCAGGAACAGGTGGGACGGATGGTCGATGCCTATGCACTTCGTCTGTACGGACGGGACCTCGCGTGCCGAGACGATGAACCGGCGCTTGTAGCGCGACTGAATTTCGAGCTTCTGACGCTCCAGCTTGCGCGGCATGCGGAAGGCCGGAAATGGCGCCATGAAGGTAGCTGTGTAACTGCGCTTGCCTTCTTTTTCTTGTCCAAGATATGTGTACTTCGGAATCCTGCTCGTAACGTTCGGGTTTACTCCGAGAGACCGTAGCAACTCGACGACGCCATCGAACAGGCGCTTGTTCGACAGGGCGATACGGCAACCGCC